GAAAAGAAGCTAGACATAGCATTAACAAGGCTCACACCCATGCCGTTTGTACCAATAAGCGTCTCTTCAACATTATCGTTGTCAAAGTTTGATCCTGCTCTGAGCATAGAAACTGCTGTGGCAATGTTACTAAGTCCACTTTTCTTGTTAATTGTGGACCCGTTTACGAAACCCTCCCCAGAATCTGTTATCTTTATGTTGTTTGTTTTAGAGTCAACCTCAACAGTAATAGAATCCATAGATTTCTTCATCCTCTTCGCTTCGTCAACAGAGTTTGAAAATACCTCATCAAAAAGTTTGTACATACCTACTGAAATCTGGTATGTTGAGCTAAGGATCTTATCACGCTTAACTATTGGTAACTGCTCTTCGCTTAGCTTAACAGATCCAACATATATGGTTGGCCTTTTAAGAATGTGTTCAAAATCTGAGAGTACCTGTATGCTTTTAGTTGCCATAAAAAGAATATGATTTGAGTTTATATGGAACTTCCAAAATATAATTTCACAAAAAAAGCGGGATGTACCCGCTTTAAGATTTTTCTGTTAATTGTTTATTCGCCTGCCGGCTCGTAATAAATTTCTTCTACCTTAATTGGGAGAATTTTAGCTTCATAGCCTTTGTCCTTCAAGGAAACTGGGATTCCAATAACATAATCCTTTCCTTCAATGTTTTCAACACGGTCTACAAGAAACTCTGAATCAAAGAATATCGTTCTTTTATCACCAAATCTATTTAGGTCGAAATCAAACTCATCAGCATCAGTATCCTTTTCGATCTCCTTTCCTATGGTTGATTTATACTGTCTGGCAAGTCTTTCCCTTTCCTTAGCTATGATATCTTTAACATAATCAGGAGCTCCTTTACCTTGTGTTGGAACTTCCGCAATGACAGTAATGCTTTCAACCTGGCCAGCATCCTTTTGTGCTAACATATCCCTCAATTGTGGAATAACTTCAGAATATTTAAGCTCCTTCTCTGGTCTTACATTCACATTCTTTCTGAATTTAGACTCGTCGTAAACTGGTGTTACCCCCTCATATAGGGATTTGCTAAATTCTTCATATAATTTTAGATTGTTCATTTCCAAAAATTTGTTTCTTTATATATCGCCTGATTCCGGATGTTTAGTAATCTTTACCTCCAAATTATTTGTTCCTTTTATCAAACGATGCCACACCTTAGCCTTTATAAAAAACGTCCCATGACACCTTTGAGGAAGTTCATTGTCTATCTGGATTTTCCAGTCATTTTCATTTAGGAATTCAACATTACGATCCTCCCAATCTTGATGCCATTTCAGCTCATCGTCGGGTACATCGTGTCTAAAAACCCTTAGGAATTGGTTCTTACCTAAGCGAGCTTCAGAATATGGATTTACCACGGATTATTGGATTTAAGACCCAGGAGTTTGTGGTATCTGTGGACATTGCAAGACCAGTATCTCGGTTTCCATTTAGGTCCAGGATCTGTACATCTGTGTCTTGCTCTAAACGATTTAGAAGCCTTTGGATCATCGTTCTTTATTCTTTGGCCTGGTTGTCCAAACCTAACCTTGACAACCTTACCCTCGCCGTTTTTTGTATAAACAGCAAACTTCCTTGTCTCACCAGGAGTTCTAAAAGGCTTGTTGATTTTTACCTTTCTACCTTGGTATTTTTCCTCGTTAATTTCGAACGGGACGTCAAGTAAAACTTCTTCTCCCCGATATTTAGCTTTTTGTCCAGCTTCTGTACTAATAAGGAAAATGTCATCAAGGTCAAGATCTATCTGCTCATTAATCCAAAGGTTTCTAGATTCATTTATTAAATCCAGCCAAGAATCAGATTCTATTCTATAAACACTCTCCATTAGGGAAAGGCCCTCTTCTATATGATACCTTAGGGATTCGCTAATATTTTCAGATGTGAATGATGTAAAGCTTCTTAATTTCATATCTTATATATCGGCTTGGTATCCAACGATAGAAGCTTTTTGGTAGGGTGTTTAATACCTTTTATTATTGATTTGCAGATTCCTTTTGTTTAATCATTTCAGCTTTTTGTACAGCGGATTTCCTGAAGTAGTCTAAATTTTTTAAAATCCTGTCCTTTTCTTGGTTTGGTAGTGACGGGAAAAAGTCCATTTTTACTACCGCTTCAGTCTTTTCAAAAGCTACTTCCGGATTCCCAGTATGAAAAGCTGCAAGTGAGTATTCATCTAAAAGTCTCCATTGCCATATATCGGGCTCAACAAAAAGTATATCAGAGGTCCCCGGGTTCTTCACTGCCATATTACCGTATGTGAATGACATCACCCACCTTCCACGCTCTCTTAACTTTCTCATTGCATGGAAAACAGCCTCTAACCTCTCCGGTCTATATTCCCAAGCTCTAGAATATGCTTGGATAACCTCATCCGGATGTCTCCCCAGCTGCTCTTTAATTTTACCAATCATGTACATTGAATAGTATACCTCTTCTTCCCATCCACCGGCTTCAATTCTTCTTTCATAAGCGTCAATGGCTTTTAACTTTTGTCCGGAGTCACGGTAGCTTTGTGCAAGATAGAACATGTACCTTGCGTTATCTGGTTCATCTTCCAATGCTTTCTCAAGAATCTCTGCATCATTAGAGTATTTTTCTTCAAGTGAATTTGCTCTTTTTAAAGGACTAATATCAGCATCCACATGACATCTATCTGAGGGGATTTGATATTGAACCAGTTGCTCTTTTCCGGGAAGATCTAAATACTCGTGAAGAACCCCCTTATAAACCCAGTCCTGATCAGATCTCACAATCTGAGCACGGTGGTACTGAAGGTTATTTAACTTATAAAGAATTTGGTAGCAATCCACATCTTTAGTAAGTCCGTGAAATGGATTAATCGAGCTATCTGTTGCTTGAAAGGTATCATCAGCATCTATGATCCATCGATAGTCACACTTACCCTTTGCTAATTCCAAGCTCTCTGTGCGGTTTACTTCAAAGTTTACCCAGGGTCTTTCGTGTAATTCGCCCTCGATTCCGAGCTCTTCCATTGTGGAATTGATTTCATCTATTGTATTATCAGAAGAACCTGTATCAACTATAACATAATATGAAATATAAGGAGCAACCTGGGTTAAGCACTTTCTAATAGTATCACCTTCGTCCTTGACAATCATTACCAAACACATACTAATGCCTTGCAATGAGGTATCTACTGGTTTATTTTCCAAAGTAGGATTGGGTACTGCTTTTAGTTTAGGTGTTTTCTTTTTACTAGAAAGCTTGTTGGATTTTTTCCTCTTAGTTTTAGGTGCCATAGAAACTTTTATAATGTAGTTTCTATTTATACTAGATAAACTAGAAAAATTTCACCTTATCCCCGGGCTAGAGAGGTTATTCTTTCTAGAATTAGCTCGTCGTTTAATGTTAACGAAAAATCACCAACAGCCTTTATGTTCTTCCCACTTTTTCTAGCAACTAGGTCTATGGTTACATAACCAGTTTCATCATCAGGAAATTCCATAGCTTTTTTTGTCTCTTTGTCACAAATTGGATCAAACGAATTTCTGCTCATTCCAGAACCATTCCAATAAACTAAGGTAAGGTTGTCAAGCTTTCCGTCTAGCACCTTCACTACCTGATTCTCCCTTAGACATTCTATCTTTAGCGTAGATCCCTTCTTTTTAAATCTTGTAGAGAAGGTTATTAAGAAATATCCCCTTCCGTGTAGTAATCCAGGAATTGTGTTATTCTTAGCAGAAAATAGGGGAAGAGAACCCTGGAATCTGTGTCTTTTAAATCTGACTCCCAACTCCATTAATGATTTCTCCATTACTGATATAAGCTTATCAACATCAGTATTTGGCAGATCAAATACAATATGTGGTTGTTTACCACCTATAATTTTAGGGGACTTTATATTAATATCAGAGAAGTACTTCAAGTAATTTAAAAGAACTTCCCAAATGGTATCTAACTGTTCCCTTTCAGACAGGTCTACCTTTTTCCTGTGATCCAATTCAGATTGTAGCTTTGAAAGAAAATCTTCAACTACTTTTTCGTTGTGGTGGGTACTCATTTTAATTCTTAATTCTTTTCCAGGAGTAATCTGTATCTAACTTAAAGTGCCCGTAGCATGGGAACTTATTTCCCCACTCTTTGGGTGAGACCAAACTAGCAAAAGTTTCTCCCTTCTTATTTTCATAGAGATATATCTCAGTTCCGATATGAGCCTCAAAGGACATAGAACAATTCCATACAAGTTCATTATCCTCAAACTCTCTCAATAGATCAGAGATTTGTTCTTTTATCTCCTCAGCTCTTTTACCAAATTTATGATTGGAATGGATGGCAGCTCTTTGTTTAAAAAGAGCTAGACCAGAAACATCTATTTTTGGAGACGATACAGAAGTAGCATAAGGTTTTAGGAAAGCATCATACTTTTCAGTACTTTCATCATAAACAATGCTATCAGGAAGCTTTTTCTTTCTTTCCTCCATCTTTAGGCTTATAAGGCAAACCAACTTTTTTTACTAACTGCTTATATACGGTTTCAATTTTCTTAGATGCGTTTACTTCAACGAGCTTTCTGCTTTTCTTGTATTTCTTTACCAAAGGAAGCGTTTTTTTCCTATAGTCCATAAACCTTTTGGAAATGATCTCTTCGTCCTGGTCGTCTTTTCTGCCGCTATCCTTGGATCTTTTTATGATCCTCTCCTTTGACTTAGACTCGTCAACGTCCAAGTAAATAACATGATTTAAACCCAATCCCATTTTTCCCAAAAGAGAATCAAGAAGCTTAGCTTGTTTTAAATTTCTTGGAAACCCGTCTATAACAATACCCTTTTCTAAGTCAACATTACTTAATGCTTTTCTTAACATCCTAGCCATTATGCGATCGGGTATGAAATCTCCTCCCTCTACTATTTTCTTAAGTTCTTTGTCATCAGAATTCCTGATAAGGGCTCCAGTAGAAATGTGGCTAAAATCATTGCGGTCAACAAGTCTTTTAGATATGGTTCCTTTGCCCGATCCAGGTGGACCCAGAATCACAAGGATTTCCCCTTGCTTATCTGGTATTTCCCTTTCGTTTATAAAATTTTCGAAGCTTTCAACTCTTTCCATTTTAATTGTTGATTTTTTTAAGATCCACAAGACAAGCAGTCATCAGGATTATCCAAGCTACATGATAAATCATCCATAGTTTGATCGGCTAATGCTTTTAATTCCTCGCTAGCTTGCTTGACTGGTTGCTCGACTACTTTAGGTTGTATCAATTGGACTTGTTCTGGTTTTTCCTTATACTTGCTTGTATCTATACCAAGACCGGAAAGAGCATCTACTGCAGCTTTAGTCCTTAAGTAATACATACCAGTTTTAAGACCCATCTTCCAAGAATGGAAGTGAGCAGCAGTTAGCTTGGCAGCATTTACACCTTCAATAAATAAATTGAGAGACTGAGATTGACAAATAAACTTACCCCTATCTGCAGACATCTCAATTAAATCCTTCTGCTTGATCTCCCAAACAGTTTTGTAAATCTCCTTAATATCATCAGGTATGTTTGGTATATTTTGGATTGATCCTTTATGGATAATAATCATGTTCTTCATGTCCTCATCCCAAAGTTCTAGGGAGATAAGATCTTTCACAAGATGCTTATTAATAATGACAAACTCACCGCTTAGAGTTCTCCTAGTATAGATGTTGGAAGTAAACGGTTCAAACGCCTCGTTGTTGCCCATTATCTGTGCGGTAGATGCGGTAGGCATAGGAGCTAAAAGCAACGAGTTTCTAACACCATGCTTCATTACTTCTTTTCTTAGCTTTTTCCAATCCCATCTTCCAGAAAGATCCTCGTCATTAACCTGCCATAGATTAAACTGGAATTTACCTTCACTTAAAGGAGATCCCTCAAATGTTTCATAAGCACCAAATTTCTTAGCAAGATCCTTAGATGCAGTCATAGCTGCAAAATAGATAGTTTCAAATATTTCAGAATTTGTTTTCCTAGCCTCCTCCGAAGTAAAAGGAATCCCCATAGATGCAAAAAGATCAGCAAGACCCTGGATACCTATACCAATGGGTCTGTGCCTCATGTTGGATCTCTTTGTTTCTGGTGTAGGGTAGAAGTTAACGTCTATCACTTTATTCAAATTGATAGCTGTTTGGTAAGATACATCGTAAAGATAGTCATGGTCAACATCACATTTACCCCTCATGATCTTATTGGTCCTTGCGTCAGTTGATTTCAGGAACTTATTTACAGGGATTGAAGCAAGGTTACAAACTGCTTGTTCATCCTTATCTGTATATTCTATAATCTCACAACAAAGATTAGATGATTTAATAGTACCTAAATTTTGCTGGTTTGATTTTCTATTAGCAGAATCTTTGTAAAGAATGTAAGGTGTTCCAGTTTCAATTTGGGATTCTATAATCTTTCCCCAAAGTTCTCTAGCTTTAATTGTTTTCCTGGCCTTACCAGCTTTTTCCGCTGCAATATATTGCTCGTTAAATTCGTTCCCATAAACTTCATGTAGTCCAGGTACCTCTGAAGGAGAGAACAAAGACCACATTTCGTCTTTTTCCACCCTTTCCATGAATAGATCAGAAACCCACAAGGCTAAGAATAAATCTCTGGCTCTTCTTTCTTCCTTACCTGTATTTTTCCTTAGGTCCAGGAAATCTTCAACATCTGCATGCCATGGCTCTAGGTAGATAGCGAAAGATCCTTTTCTCTTACCACCACCTTGATCCACGTACCTGGCAGTCTCATTGTACACCTTAAGCATCGGAACAATACCGTTTGACTTACCGTTTGTTCCCCTGATGTAGGATCCTGTAGATCTAACATTATGAATTGCTAACCCAATACCACCAGCATTTTGTGAGATCATGGCAACATCGGAAAGCGTTTTATAAATACCAGGAATTGAATCTTCCTGAACAGTCAAAAGGAAGCAAGAGGAAAGCTGTGGCTTCTTGGTCCCAGAATTGAAAAGCGTTGGTGTTGCATGTGTCATCATATGTGTAGAGAGAAGCTCATATGTTTTGAGGGCGTTCTTAATATCGTATCCCCAAATACCAACTGCAACACGCATGTACATGTGTTGTGGTGTTTCAGAAGGAATGCCATGCATTTTTAAGAGATAACTCTTTTCAAGGGTTTTGAATCCAAAGTATTCGAAGTTAAAATCACGGTCATGAATAATAGCGGAATCCAGCTTGGTCTTATTTTTCATTACCGCTTGATAGGTATCCTCGCCTATTAGACCAGCTGGTTTCCCAGTTTCTGGATCTACATAGGAATATAGATCCTCGATGGTCTCTGAGAATTTCTTCTTGGTAGATTTATGCAATCTTGAGATTGCGATCCTTGCAGCAAGAATTGAATAGTCAGGATGGCTTGGTATCATAGATGCAGCAGTCTCTGCAGCTAGATTATCGAGCTCCCCAGTTGAAATCCCATCATAAATACCCGCGATGACCTTTTGAGAAATTCCCATCCAATCAACAAAATCGTTGTTCAGTCCATAGGTCATCTTTTTAACACGGTTGGAGATCTTGTCAAATCTAACCGCTTCTTTGGTTCCGTCTCTCTTAGTTACGTACATGTCTTAGTGTTGTTTTTTTAGAAGTCTACGTCCATATCGAACGTGTTTTCGGAGGAATTCATCACTCCAGCTTTTTGGTATTCACCAACCCTCTTCTCAAAGAAGTTTGTCTTTCCCTGTAATGAAATGTTTGCCATGAAATCGAATGGATTTTCTACGTTGAAAACTTTAGAACATCCTAGATCGACAAGCAATCTGTCTGCTACAAATTCAAGGTACTGCTTCATTAGATCAGCATTCATTCCAATCAGCTTAACTGGAAGTGACTCTGTAATGAATTCCTTTTCAATCTCAAGAGCACTAAGGATAATTTCCTTAATCCTTTCCTCTGAAACCTTGTTAGCAAGGTAATTGTTATGCAAAAGAACTGCAAAATCACAGTGCATTCCCTCATCCCTAGAAATCAATTCGTTTGAGAAGCTTAATCCGGGCATAAGACCTCTCTTCTTTAGCCAGAATATAGAACAGAATGATCCGGAAAAGAAGATACCCTCAACAGCAGCAAAAGCAACTAACCTTTCCTGAAAATGTTCAGACTCTACCCATTTCAAAGCCCAATCTGCTTTCTTCTTAACGGCAGGAATGGTATCGATTGCATTGAAAAGCTTTTTCTTTTCCTGTGGATCTGTGATATAGGTGTCAATCAGAAGTGAATATGTTTCAGAATGGATGTTTTCCATCATAATCTGAAACCCGTAGAAAAATTTTGCCTCAGAATATTGTACCTCTCTTACAAAATTCTCAGCCAGATTCTCATTTACGATACCATCAGATGCAGCAAAGAAAGCAAGAACGTGCTTAATAAAATGTCTTTCGTTATCATTAAGTTTGTTCCTCCAGTCGTCAATATCTGCAGACAAATCAATTTCTTCTGCTGTCCAGATACACGCTTGTTGCTTTTTGTACATCTCCCAAATCTCCTGCTGTTCAATCGGGAAAATAACAAACCTGTTTGGGTTCTCTTGCAAAATCGGTTCCGGTAGCGAATAGTTCTCCTTCATAATTTAATACTTTCTTTTTTTTAGTTTAGTAATTGTTTGCCTGTCTTCGGCGGTTTTCCTCGTTCTTACTCATGTACATATTGTACATTTCCTCGGCTGTCATCCCTATTGAGGCGGCGTAGTTCATGAAAAAATGTAGCATATCTATAATCTCAAATTTGCATTCTACCTTATCAGATTCCGAAAGGTCAGAAAATTTCAAATCGGAATATGTTGAGTACGCACTCTTCCATTTTTTCCATATTGCATTTCCACTACCATCTTTAATTCCACCTAAAGCATCAGTAGCTTCGTGGATCTCATCAATGAGAGCGTGATTGTTCATGTGCCAGAATTCCATGAGTTCTCTCAAAGACATTTCTTTGAAGTTGTACCCATACACATTTTCTTGCGTTTCTGCCTGGAGATTTAAGATGTCGCCTAGAGTATCTTTAGATTCGGGATAAAGATTTTCAATCTGTAGGTCCGAACATTGATTGTCGATATTTGCCATATTTCTTTGTTAGAATAGTTTTTTAAAAGTCCCTTCCCGATTCTAGGTTTTTTATATATCAAGTGGGTCCCTAGAGTGCGGTAATTTTAGGAAAATTCTATGTTAATTTTTTCAATTGTTTCTCCAACCCATCAATTTCTATCTGTAACTCAAGCATTCTCTTTTTGGTTGCTTTTCGTTTTGAGTATAAATCCTTAATTATTGTCTTGAGGATTGGACTTTCTTCATCGCCTCCAAAGAGAGCAGTGGAAGATGTTTTAACCCAGCCTTCCTTAGCTTCTCCAACATCCTTACCTAGTTTCCCTTTGTAAACCTCAGGGGAAATTCCCCATTGTACAATTGTGTTAGGATATAGCGAGGCAAAGTCATAACAAGCAACCCATTCGTGAAGTCCCTTAATAGGTTCTTTAACATATCCACCAATGAACTTAACATGACTTTCTTCCTTCCTCTCATTTACAAACACTTGGTTTCTTTCAAGAAACTTCTTCAGCATCATAACTTCAGTAGCCCAAACGGGGGAAAGTGCCCTGCTGATCTCAACCCTATTTAAATTTGCGATTTTAAAATAGGTTAGAAGAGTTTTAAGCTTGACATCTATATAATGGACTAGAGCACAGTCAATAACGTTGTAGAGTATGAATTTTGGAAAGTCAGACTGGTAAAGGTCCCTTAAAGAACCATCATATACAATCTTCTTTAATCCTGTAGCCTTCTCTGCTACATAGTCCAATCTATTGCTCTCCTTGATCTTAATTACGCGGTCCCATTTTTTATAAATCTCCAGGTAATCGACCATTAATAGGTGCATTGGTAAATTATTTTTTCCAATAAGCCAATTGGCAGGAGATATAATCTTAGGGTCAATACCTAGTCTCTTAGCACGATTGACAAGATAAGGCCAGTCATATCCAAACCAGTTCCATCCGGTAATCAATGGCATTTTAGGGGCCAACTTCTTAAAGAATGTGTAAAGCATGTCATATTCAGACTCGAATTGGTGGTATTTGAAAGACCACTCATCACCCATTGGTTCTAGGTATTCATTGGTTTTCTTATGAATGTCCGCTTGTTCTTTAGCACTTAATGGATCAAGACCTAGAATTATAGACTTACACTTATCTGTAGCAATACCAATTGATAGTACTTTATTCTTTGCATTTGCAGTATCGAGAGAATCTCCCATTTCGTCGGTCATCTCAACCTCAATATCCACGAAGTACTTTTTAGGGATTTGGAAATCCCAAAGAGACTTGGTTAATTCTGGGTCTGCTTCTTCCAGAATTTGTACCATACGATATTTGTCATACTTCTGGGTCTTTACCTTTCTCACTGACATTCCATCCCACGATTCCCAGTCTTGCTCCCTCCTTCGGTCATTTGGAGAGCATTTTTCCCATATAAATCTTTCACTTTCGGGTACCGGAACATCGACAAAAATCAAATCACCGTCTTCAGAATATGATGATACCTTTAAGTAAGTTCCTTTATTTTCTATGTCTACTATCATGGAATAAAATTTGAGAGATATCAATGTGGTGGATACCAGGAAGATATATACAACATACTTATGGAAGGCAGAGTCAAAAGTTTCGAGAATTTCCTTAATGAATATTACATTTCCGCAGCCCCTGGAAGTGTGGTTGTACCTGGCGAATGGTACAAGGATAATGTTAATTCTAGAAACTACAGACCAGCATATACACAAACCCCACAAGTAGTGGATGCTATGTTCCAAAGTACAGATCTTTACAACTACCTAGACACCCTGGCGGAAGAGGATGAATTCAACGAAATGGTTAAAAGAGGGGAAGCTCCAAAAGAGGTGATTAAGTATGTTAAAAAAAGAATTCACGAGGAGCTTTCAGCTAACGCTAAAACCTCCGAATAGAAAAATATCTGTGGACTATTTTGGATATAGTAAAACATCAACTCTTAGAAGGGGCTTATTACCAACAGCAGCATCCTAAGGATTCTATCTTCCTTCATGACTCCGGTGGACACTTTAGACCCGATTGGCTTATAGAATCTTGGGGAAGAGATAGGAAAAATTCAACTAACAAGATAAGAGCAGCCTCCGCATATGTAATAGGAGGTTTGGATCCAAGTGGAAGGGGCGACAAACAATATGATGGTGTTGTTTATAAAGCCTTTGAAGACGATATGTGGTCACACCATCTTTTTGTCAAGTCCAAGAGCAACACCTTTATGAATCAAAAAAGCATTGGTATAGAAATTTGCAACTACGGTCCTTTAATTAAAACGGATAGTGGGGATTTTTATACACACACAAACATAAAGGTTGATAAAAACCAGACTATTGAATTAGAATCCCCATTCAGAGGAAATCGATACTATCACGCATATACACCAGCACAAATAGATTCACTTAAGAATCTGCTTCTTAAACTTGCAAAGTATTATGAGATTAACCTTAAAAGAGGCTTACAAAAAGAGATTTCTAAATTTGGTGTTTATGGTGGGTTTGAGCTTTCAGATGATGCATTAAAAGGTGGACAAGGAGTTTGGTCTCACACTAATGTCAGAGTGGATAAATCCGGTAGTTTTCCACATCCAGA